GTAATGTCACAAACAGAAACAAATCCTCTCATGAACCCTACGATTAAAGTAAGTTTACCCACCCAAGAGATGGAAGTTAAACCTCCATCCATAATGGATTCCGTTGATTTAATTCCTTTTACCAGAAATGTTTCAAATTTTTCAATAGAGCAATTAGATTTCACTAAATTATCTCAGAAAAATAAAATTCTAAATACTTTTGATTGGACTATATCAGCAGGAGAAGCAGAAATTTACAGTTATCAAATTGATATTGCTATGCTTAGAACATTGATGCCAATAACCAGAAAATTTATGAATTTTGCTCAGACTTCACAACTTTTCTTATCAATAAAACCAACTAACAATGCTTTTTTCCAGGGATATGCAAATATTTTTTGGGATCCAAGCCCTTCCAACGATTACATTGAAAGAATTTGGGGTCAGACCATTAATTCTTATACATCTTTCCAGTTTAAGTGTTACCCATTAACCCCTAAAACTTCAAATGAGATCAATTTCATGGTTCCAATTAATTTTCCTTTTCAGTATATTCCACTTAATCCTACAGATTCAGTTAGTCCTTTGGATGTTTATTACAGAGATTATCGATTTGGCAGATTAAGAGTCTATGGAGTTAGTCCTCTTAGAACTACATCTCCATTAATAAAGTTAACTCAAACAGTTTCAGGTCAACTTATGGATTTAGCCACAGCAGGAACTTTCTTCTATGGCGTCCAGTAGTTACAAATTCACTCCCATGGAATCCAACGATTTCTTTAATGATAAAAATTTAGACTTTGCAAATAAAACTTTCACTAATAGAATGGTAAATGGTGATTACACTTTTTTGTTTAATAGAAATATTTCCTCTCAATTTCATTCTCAAAATACATTATCATCTCCAAAACCATCTGATGAAAATGTTTCCAATATTGAAGAACAAGGATTTGCCGATTTTAATGATTTGCCCATTCAAAACGAGGATGAAGAATATGCAAGTAATATTCCAATTCAAAGAACGACAGAAGATGATGTTATTTCGCATAACATTTCTAGAGCAGTTCCTGAATCAATGGAATATTCAAATATTACAGGGGTCATAGCCGGTAGTATTAATTCGTCAATCATGAATTCATTTTCAGCATCCGCTACAGCTCAGGCTGCAGCAGGCAAAGGTCCCAATGGAAATGCTTTTAATGCAGAGAATGTCGCCCAACAAACAGCAGCAAATAAATCCACAGCCACAGAAGTCGCAGGTGCCGCATTAGGCATTGGTGGCATGTTTGGTCCAGAGGGTTTGATTGCGGGTGGTGTCATTGCAGGAGGTATTGATATTGCAGAGGCAACTGGAG